AAAATAGGTAGGGGCCGACGTACCTGCCGGTCCTTAAAAAAAAGCGGGGTCAAATGAGTGGGTGAGCACTCACCTGCCCCGCTTTCCATGAACACGCCCGGTGGCCGCCGAACGTTTTATCCCAACTTAATTGTCGTACTGCTCGGCTTCGAAGTACATGATCTGGCCATTGCCATTCAACGTGTTGCTCTTGATCGAGAAACCCGCCGGCGTCATTACGCCAAGCGCCAAAGGCGCCAAGTCGTACATGCCGTTGATTTGCTGGACCATGCCCGAAGGGGCCGCTTCGTTCAGTTCGACTTCGACGCCTTCGCCGCCAGTGTTGCTGAGTGCCGCCTGGATGACATACCATTTGCCATCAATGCAGATCGGAGAACCTTCGCCGATATACGTGCCGACCACATCGCCGTTGAACTTCCCGGTAACCCCCGTTACAAGGGTCCAGGCATCAATTGCCGGAGCGCCGGCCGCAATGTCTAAGCCTTTGTAGTCTTTCCGGTCGAACCCGATATAAGCGCCTTCGCCATAGACCAGGTTGGCGGCGGACTGCATATCCAACGTCAACATTTCTCCGCCGCGATACGGGGCAATGCCCGCGCCGATCGCAAGAGCGGCCGATACGCCCTGGGTTTCCAGCACGCCGGCAATCTGCAACTTGCTCCGCGAATTCCGCGACCACTTGGCCACCAAGCAGGTCGTTGCTTCGGTGTTCCGCACGATCACCTTGTCAGGGATGAACCCGCAGCAGACATACAATGTCGCGCCGGTCCCGTTAAATACTCCAGATACTTTTTTTGACATAACCAATCCTCCCGATTTTTATCTCTCCCGCGTTTCGTAGCCGCGCCGATGACGGCGCGGCATCGTTATATCCGTCCGACCTGCCCCCCGTAGCCCCTTCTTGGCGTAGGGGGGTCAGTCCAATCCGCCCTTACGGATTCGCTGTGCAAGCCACTTCGCCGCGCGCCATGAAGAGCTGGTTAAGGATTACGATACCCTGCCAGGTCTTCCAGCTCACCAAGCCTCTTTGCCCAAGAGGATCATCCGTTGTCTTCTTCGGATTGACGACGCCGATCTCAATGGCGTTCTGACCCTGCATCGGCACCATTCCATAGGCATCTTTGCCGAGGAACAGGACCGGATACACGTCGCAGGCCGTCGCGTTGCTCACGGCGCTTCCGCCCGAGAGATACGTGGTCCCGGCAACACCCGCGGCCAGGAACGGCTCGAACAATGCCGTCAGGATGAACCGGAACTGGTCCACCTTGCCCACTTCGCCGGGCAGAGCCTTGTCCGAATTCGAGTACTGTTCCGTCGGCGTAAACCCTGCCAGGAGTTTGATGTCCGGCAGCAGGTCCGTATGCCCGAGGGCAAAGAACGCCGGCGCCACGGGTTCGGTCGAAATAGCGCCCGACGCCTTGATGATCTCCGAAATCTCGCGCGCCTTGTTCCGTTTGAATGTCCGATACACTTTGCGGAGCATGCTGTTCGATATCGTTCCGTTCACCGTCGCCCGCGTTGTCGCCGTTCCCGGCAAGAACACGTTCGTTCCGGCTTTCAGGCCGTTGTACCGAATCACTTCGATCGTTTCCGCTGATTGTTCGGAGCATAGTTTCGTGGCCTCGTCCAGAACCGGGTCCTCGTGCGTGTCGATGATTACGTCCGTAATCCAAACCACGTCGCCGAACTGTTCCAGGTTGCAGTTCACATCCGTGAAGGTCAGCCGCTGACCAGCCGGTGAAATGCCTTCCGCCAGCGGTGCCGTTGCGCGCGCCAGCGAGTTGTACCGCCGATACTTCCGGGTCTTGGTCTTGTTCTTGCCCTGCGGATCAACCTGCCCGAACCGCTCCAACACCATCAGATGCTGGCCGCGATCCAACAGTTTGCGCGTGGCAAATCCAGCCGTCCGCGGACTGATGTCGCCGTAATTAGTGATCTCCATAGCCATTTCCTCCCATGCCCCGCATAGCTTTTAGCGACGCGGGGTGCTTGTTTCGTCCCGATGCACCTTGCTCGTCGGGACACTTCCGCACGGAGGCTCATGGCCTTCCAACCTTGCCCTGCATAGCCGTCTCGGCGACGCAGGGTCAAATGAACTGAAATTTACTGAATCGTTTACACCTGGGACACTTGAACTCGATGATGGTCCCGGGAGGAAACTCCCCTACACAAAGCAGTTTTTTCCTGCCGGTCCGGCCGTCCCATAATTGCGTACATACAGGATGCGGACACCGTACCTCCTTTCCGTTTTTAATTTCTATGACGTCCTCTTTTTTGCCCATATCCGCCTTCTTCTTGCCGGCGTCTGTCGTCCGATGTCTGGTCAGCCCTTCCCGCCCTCGGTAAACCCTGCCCCAAAATCATCCTTACCCTTGTCCCCGCCCGTCGTGTCGGCGCCCTGTCGGCCACGCAATGTTTCCTTGTGCAAATCATCGCGTTTTGTCTTCTTGTCGGTCTCCTGTACCGTTTTCACTTCCTTGGCCGCTTTCGCCAGGTGTTCCTTGTAGGCGTCAATGATGACAATCCCGTCTTGCTTGTCCACCGAACTGCCCATGGCTTGCACCATCTTGGACTGCTTGCCCAGCCAGGTCCTGAATTCCGGACTCGCCGCAATCTTGCGGCCATCAGGATGCGCTTCCTGAACTCCCTGCCAGAACTCCATGTTCGTCAAGGCTGTGTTCATCTTCTGCAAGGCATCTGGCGTAACCACCTGGCCGGATTGAATCAGGTTCTGCACGGCCTGTTGTGCCATGGCCTGGCCAATCAATACGGCTGATTGACCAACTTCCGGGTACTCCGTCAGAAAATCTTTCAGGGCAACTTCCTTGCCGTCCACCCCGATCTTCGCGTCCATTAACCCAGGCACCTTGGCTAAATCGCCCATGACTACCTGCAATGCCGCAGGCGGCAAACCTGCCGACCCCGCCTTCGTGGCGTCTGGTATCTGGCTTCCAGCGGCCGCTTTCTCCGATCCGGCGGTCGGCGTCTGGTTTCCGGCGTCTGGCTGGCCACCGGCTTCCTTCTCCACCGCCCGGGCCTCAAGTCGTTCCGCCGCCGTCTTCTCTTCAGCCGGTTTATCCCCAGTAGGTTTGTCCTCGGCGGACTTATCCCCAGCCGGTTTATCATCCGCTGGCTTATCTCCCGCCGGCGCCGTTGCGCCCGCTGGTTTGTCATCAGCCGGTTTATTGTCGTCCGTCTTGTCGCCGGAAGGTTTATCCTTCTTGTCCGGCTTGGCGTCCGTCTTGCCGGCCTGCGGTGAACCCGCATCATCAAAGGCTGATCCGAACGCCGGATCCACCTTGTGCACGTCCTCATCATGCTCCGCGACTTGACCGGCAATCGCCGGTTGACCGGAAACATCCGGTTGCTTTGTGTCGGCTGGCATTGTCATTGGCATTCCTCCTGTTTGGTCCGTCCTTGCCCGGCGTAGCCGTTTTGGCGAAACCGGGTCTGTCCTGCGGATCTCCGTACCTGCCCTGCGAAACTCCTTAAGTGAAGCATGGGCTGTAAATAAAAAAGCGAGGCAAATGAGTGGGTGAGCACTCACCTGCCCCGCTTTCCGTGCCGCACAATCCGATGGCCGTCGAATTGTTTAAATTCGTTAATGTGTCGTTGTACCCGTAGTCGTTATAGTCACATTAGTCACCACAGCATCGCCGCCGGTAACTGTTACCGCCGCCGTGGCGTTGGTCGTAAAGTTAGGCAGTGCGGAACATGCCGCCGTGGCGTTGGTCGGGTAGTCAAGCAACGCGGAACTGACCGCTGTTGCATTGGTAATAAACGCAGGTAATGCCGAACTGGATGCCGTTGCATTCGTGGCAAAGTCAGGCAACGCCGAACAGGTGGCCGATACAGCGGACACATAAATAATGCTATTGGTGACCACATTGCTTGATCCATCCAGATATATCCACGTGTTTGTGGACAGGGTGGCTGTCACTGTAATCGTGGGTGTCTGCACTCCCGGTGTCTGCGGCGTAACCGTGATCGTAGGCGTCACCGCGCCGGGCGCCTGCGGAGTCACAGTGATCGTCGGCGTTTGAGCACCTGGTCGCTGGACCGTAACCGTGATCGTAGGCGTCACCGCGCCGGGCGCCTGCGGAGTCACAACGGCAGTCGCCGTCACCGCGCCGGTCTGTTTGGTCACGACCGCGTTGGTCAGGAAGGCATTGTCTTTCAAGGCGCTGGTCTGATTCAACTCCGCCGCCGTGGCCGTCAGTTCCACACCCTTAAATTTAACCACCCCTTCAAAGTCGTTCATTCCCCAGCGCGTGAAATCGCCGCGTTCATTCAGGGCCAAAACTTGCCCCGCCGATAAAACCGTCATTGCCGCCGCCATCAACATTGCCTTTGTCAGTTTGGAAAACTTCATGGTTCCCTGCCTTTCTTAATGTTTTTCGACCTGGTCCACCGGCGATTGCCGGTTAATGATCGCCTGGGCATCACCCGATAACCCAAGCACTTTTTTAAACGCCCAAATTGCGCCCGCCTGAAACCGCAAATCCCTGTGGATATCCGCATCGTTTATCCGCGGATGGTCCTCATACTCCACACGTTTTAATGCGAGTTCATTTTCGACCGCCTTGATTAATGCGCGCCCGCCACCGGTTTCCGGCAGCGTGGCGAGATTTAAAACTTCACTTGAATCCAGTATTTTATTCAGAATCATTCCTGATAGTTCCGTCTTATACCAAAAAAGCCGATTATATTCAAGCTTATTATTTTACCCAACCGGTGCCGGTGCGCCCGGTGCCGATGGTGCGCCTGTTTCCGCCGGTACTGGTGCTTTCTGGTTCTGTCCTTTGGACTGTTGTCCGCCGGCGATTGCCGGTCCGCCCTCTGGCGTCTGGCGTCCGATTTCCACCACCGCCTTAGCCCTCTCGATCGCCAGTTTCTCCGGGACCGCCACCGCCTCTGCCGACGCCTTGGCCGCCCGGGCCTGTGCCTCCTGTGCCTTCGCACCCGTTAAAGCCAATTCCTCCGGCGCTTTAGCCGGTGTCTGTCCGGCAGCCGTCGTCTGACTTGCGGCCGCCGCAAGTTGTTCAGCTTCGGCCTGCTTCTCGGCTTCACTCTTCAGCACCTCATCCGGTTCCATATCCAGTGCCTTGGCAATGTTTTCCATCAGTTTGCGCACGCGGGCCTCAGCCAGAAATGCCGGGTTTGATACGATCAGGTCCATAAACTGCTTGATCTTGCTGATCCGCTCAATCCGGTCTTGGAATGAGTTGAACCCAAGAGCCTTGACGATGTAATTGCCCTTGCCCTTACTCACGGTCGGATCGCTCATGTTGTAGTCGTAAAACGCCTCGACAATCGGCTCAATCAATCCTTCATCCTGATTGCGGATGACACTCCCGATGTACTTGCCGGCCTTCTCGACCTGCTGGCTGATCTCAAACGCCGTTACCCGCTGGTCCGTCTGGATCCCCTGCTGAATCTTCGGAATCATGGTGTCCTGATCCAGAAACTGCATCGCCATTTCGATCAACTGCATCAGGGAGGCGCCCACGTCAGTAAACTCGACCTGGGCGATTGCTTTCCGCGCATCGTCACACTCTTCCGAAATATCAAACAGCAACCCCGGCTTGACTTCCTTGATGTCGCCCTCGATGTATCGCCGTTTGACGCCGGCTATCAGGTTCGCCGTCAGTTTTTTATTGTCTTCCATGGCGCGAATAGCGCCATTCAGGACCACCTGCATGTTCTCGGCATTGTCCGCCACGCCGGTCCCGCCAATGTCATCCAGATTCTCTTCCCAAACGGACCGGAAGAACGGTCGCTCCTCGGGACTGGTCCGGCAATATCGCACCACCTGGTCACCAGCCACACAGACCATGACCTCGACGTCATCACCCTCTTCATAATCCTGTTGTTTGCCGAACGTCGGGATCTCGGTGATCCGGCCATTGCCGGAAAGAGGCTTGTTTGCTAACAGTTCTTCCTCGTATTTATCGGCCGTCTCCTTCGGCACACGCCCCCAAAACTCCAGGTATAGGATGGTGTTCTGCCTGAATTTGATGTTCCGCAATGCCGGGGTCAGGGATTCGGTGTCCTTCTCCGGCACAGAAGATGAATCCCCTTGTTTGCCCGCATTGGCCAGCACCGTATCAATCGAATCGGATAGGAAATAGGCCCGCTCTTTCCGCGATCTCAACCAGAACGGGGAAGTTAATTGACGATGAATAACGCCCGCACCCTCTAAAAGTTTGTCGGTTTCCAAGTCCCGGAAGATGTCCCACCATGGTACATATTCCCACGCCGGCGCATTATGACTTTCGGCATACGGTTCAAAGGCCATGAGTTCAGGCGGGAGTCGGTCAAGGTTTTCAATCCCCGGAATCTGCGGAGCGTTCAAACGCCACCCGCGCCGAACCACGTCAATCACCAGTTTCTTTGCGTAGGTCTCGCCGAATATGGCGGCGGATAGGATATTCTTGAGGAAGGACCGGTCCGCGGAGCAATCGCTGAACTGCTGGTCTATCAGGCGCTCCATATCGTCAATGTCCTGGCGAACGGATTTAGCCTGATCCTCCGGCAATCCGGCCAGGTTGACTTCATCCCAGGGCGAAGGCGCCAACATGAACGGGATCCTGCCGCCCATCAGCATCATGTCGGATACCAGGGCGAAGGCGGAGATGATCTTCTGTTTGGTCGCATTGAAAAACGTATTGGACCGCCAGCCTTCGCCCTCGCCCTTCTTCCATGTCCCGGTGCTTATACCCCGGAAAGCTTCAAGGTTCTTTGTGCATTTCAGTTGCAGGGGAAGTCTGTTCTGCCGCCATTGCTCATAGCGCTTGAGGATGAATTCAGCCATCGGATTAGAACTGGTTGTAGGCTGATAAATACTCATAGTCAGTTCCAAATAAAAAAGGCGCAGAGGAGTTCGCCGCACTTGCGGTTTGCACTCACCTGCGCCTTTGACCGAATGGCCGTTCAGTCAGTATTCTGCTTTTGCCCCATTAATACCAAAATCGCCCACTAAAGTCAAGCCGGTTTATTTGTTTC